ACCCGGGGGCGGTACCCGGCAGCTCCACCATAAACACACTGCTTTGAACTAGAAGTGGCAAAGCTACGAAGAGACTAAGTTACCTTGTCAACAAGGTTACGCAGGGGAGGATACTGCAAGTAGTGTGTTTTTGATGGGGCTGAAATAGGATCGACAGGCGGATTAGTAGAAAAGTGGAGTTGCCCGGATCTAAGCACGGTAATCGCGAAGAAAACATATAATTGCAAATAACAATTATGCACCTACAGATTACGCGCTAGCCGCCTAACCTGGTGGGCCAACTGGGTGGCCTAGAAACAGAAAACCATATGACTATGTAATTCCGACGTGTTTTACTCATATGGTTCCCTTCTACTTACATAATGGAGATAGTGAAATGGTTTCACAAACCTACAAAAACTAGTGTACATTCCTCGAAAATCGTGTTATAATATACATAATCATTCGGAGAAGCACTATGGAATTCTATACAAACGTTGCCCGCTATGGCAACAGCCTACTTTATCGTGGCTATAAAAATGGCCATCGGTTCGAAGACCGTGTTAAGTTTTCGCCAACCCTCTATCAACGTAATGACTCAGGTACTGCATTTGCCTTAGATGGCACAAGAGTATCCCCTATCTTATTCGATAAGATGAGTCAAGTCAAAGACCATGAACAGAACTATTCGGGCATCGAGTCCAAAGTACTGTATGGCAACAAGAACTACGTAGTTCAGCACATCCAAGAGAAGTTCCCTGATAACATTGAGTTTGATCGTAATGCTATCAACATATCGTCAATCGATATCGAAGTTCAATCCGACGATGGCTTTCCCGAGCCACAGTTTGCTGACTACCCAGTTATCTCAATTGCAATCAAAAACAACATAGACAACATCTATTATGTGTGGGGCCTGCGTGACTATGACGTAGCTAACTCTCTCATGCAAGATCACAAAGTTGTTTATGTGCGATGTGACTCAGAATCAGATCTACTAATCAAGTTCATCAATCACTGGGCATCTCCGATCCAGTCTCCTGATGTTATCACTGGCTGGAACACTCGCTTCTTTGATATTCCATACCTTGTTAATCGTACCGTAAAGCTTCTCGGTGAAGACATGGCACGTAAGTATTCTCCATGGGGACTTGTTAATGTTCGTACTATTACTCAGATGGGTCGTGAGCAACAATGCTATGAACTCACTGGTATTGCACAACTTGATTACCTAGAACTGTTTAAGAAGTTCGGCTATTCATATGGTCCACAAGAATCATACAAGCTTGATAACATTGCTCACGTTGTTCTCGGTGAGAAGAAGCTGTCGTATGATGAGCATAATTCCCTATACACATTGTACCTCGAAGACTATCAAAAGTTCATTGACTATAACATCAAAGACGTTGAGTTAGTTGATCGTCTCGAAGACAAGATGGGTCTCATTACTCTGGCATTAACTATGGCATATCGTGGTGGTGTTAACTATACCGATACGCTAGGTACTACTGCTATATGGGATTCAATCTTATATCGTGACCTTGCAAACCAAGGCATCGTTGTTCCACCTAATGGCGATAAGTTTAAAGCTGATTACCCTGGCGGTTATGTTAAACCTCCTCAGGTAGGCATGCACGACTGGGTGGTTTCGTTCGATCTTAACTCACTATATCCTAACATCATTTGCCAATGGAATATGTCTCCTGAGACTATCGTTGAAGGTGAACGTGCCGATATGAATCCTGACATTGCACTTAAAGCTGACTTTGATAATCCAAAGACTGAGTATGCACTTGCTGTCAATGGCATTTACTTCAAACGTGAGAAGCAAGGTGTTCTGCCTAAGATCATTACCGACTATTACAATGAGCGTAAGGTCGTCAAGAAGAAGATGCTCGAGGCACAGCAGCTCAAAGAGAATACGCCTAAGTCTAATATCGCTGAAATCATTCGCATTGAACGTGATATCTCTCGCTTTGAGAATCAGCAAATGGCCATCAAGATCTTGTTAAACTCTTTATATGGTGCATTAGGCAACAAGTACTTCCGTTACTTTGATCTACGTATTGCCGAAGGTATTACTCTGACTGGCCAAGCTGTCATTCGGTGGGCTGAGAAGTCTGTTAACCAGTTCATGAACAAGGTTTGTGAGACTGATACTAAAGACTATGTTATCGCAATCGATACCGATTCGGTCTATGTTAACTTCGGTCCTATGGTTACCAAGTACCTTGATGGCAAAGATCCTGTTGCAAACATTGACAAGATCTGCGAAGAACAGTTCATCCCAATGCTCGAGAAGTCCTATGCCAAGATGTATGATCTCTTTGATTGTTACACCCCTCGCATGGTTATGGCTCGTGAAGCTATTGCAGATCGTGGCATCTGGACAGCGAAGAAGCGTTACATCTTGAATGTGCACAACAACGAAGGTGTGCAATATGCCGAACCTAAGCTTAAGATCATGGGTATTGAGGCTATCAAGTCTTCCACCCCAGGTTCGTGTCGTGATGCTTTAAAGGCATTGTTCAAGGTTATCATCTCTGGTAACGAAGAGCAGGCACAGAAAGCTATCGCACAATTCAAAGATTACTTCTCTACACTTCCACCAGAGCAAGTAGCCTTTCCACGTGGCGTCAATGATATTACTAAGTGGTCTCGCAAGCGTGAAGGTATATACGCCAAGGGTACTCCGATCCATGTACGTGGTGCTTTGCTATATAATCATTACATCAAAGACCTCGGCCTTGAGAAGAAGCATGAGCTTATTCAAAACGGTGAGAAGATCAAGTTCTGTTACCTTAAGATCCCTAATCCTATCCGTGAGAACGTGATAGCATTCCCTACATATCTTGCTACCGAACTGCAGCTTGATAAGTATGTAGACTACAACAAGCAGTTTCAGAAAACATTCCTAGATCCAATCATTCCAATCCTGGATGCAATTGGCTGGTCGCCAGAGCCTAGGATATCATTAGAGGACTTCTTCGGATGAAGATAAAGCATAGACCGTTATACGACATAAAGAAGACAGTTAGAATGTATCTTGAGAACGATAATCTAAATGTAAAGTATGTGTGTACTAGTGCGGTCTATAAACATGCCGACTTTGCTGTCGATGTGTATTACGATGAAATAGGCTACTTTGGAATATACCCAAACATATACTCAGATAATGCAATGTGCACAGCAGTCGATTGCGATGGCATAGAGAAATACATATTCAATATGATTGAAGGAGTTAGCGGCTGGGAATACTCTCAGCACAAGAATGATACCCGCAAGGTAGGCAATCATGTGATTGATGGCGGTAGAAGCTTCACACATATAATGCCGCTATGTGCCAAGTCTTCTGACATAAAATCGTTTATTATCCGAAAGGGCGAATTTATTCGATTTGGTCATGAAAAATAACTGTGTACAAACCTATGGTAATGTGTTATAATGGTATTAATAATAGAGGAAATGCTATGTCAACTGATATAATGGTATTAATAATAGAGGAAATACTATGTCAACTGAACAACTAAAATCCGAACGTGATGAGCTACTAGTCATATTTATGGAAGAGTGTGCAGAAGCCACCGTCGAAGCTGCTAAATTGATACGCTTCGGTTCTCCAACCATGGGCAATGTTGCCAAGATGGAAGTAGAAGTAGGTGATCTGATGTGTATGGTACAACTGCTTAGCGAGTACGGTATTATCAATTCTGCTGAAGTAGAAAGTCATAGCAGTGCAAAACGAATTAAACTTAAAAAATGGAGTAATTTAGATGTCTGATTGGTCTCATGATATCCACATGATGCATCACCAGTTTGGTGTAAAGAAGTGGTTTGAAGATAACAAACATGATAAGGAACTGATGCAAAAGTATCTTAAGTTCCGTCTTGATATGTGTCAAGAAGAAATGACTGAAACCTTTGATGCAATGAAAGCAGGCGATACTGAAGAGATCGTTGATGGTCTTATTGATCTCTGTGTATTTGCTATAGGTACTCTCGATGTGTTTGGCGTAGATGCCAATCAAGCATGGAATAATGTCTACGAAGCTAATATGGAAAAAGAAGTAGGTGTTAAAACTGAACGTCCTAATCCATGGGGTCTACCCGATCTTATGAAGCCTGAAGGCTGGACTTCTCCTACTCATAAGGAAAATCATGGCGATCTCGTTAACGCTGTTTAAAAGCATATACGATAACAAGACTGAAAAGTCTATGGAGTTCTCAGACTGGAAACAGTTTGAGGCTCTTTTGTATCGTTTATCCAAGGTGGAGCTTGCAAGTAAGAAAGATGCATCGCTAATATCACCGGCCACGTACATCGACGAAACTACACGTGCTAATAAGAATGTTATCAAATGGGGAGCTTGGGCTGCCGTCGATGTTGATGACCATGAATTTAAAGGAAATCTACAAGATGAATTACGTAATAGGTTCGGTGATTATTATTACGTGTGTTATAGCACGGCTAGCTCTACTGAGTTACACCCGAAGTTCAGGCTTATCTTCCCACTTGCAGCATCGGTTGGATCAACTGAAATTCGCAAGTTCTGGTGGGCTCTCAACTCAGAGCTCGGAGCAATCGGAGATAGGCAGACTAAGGACTTATCTAGAATGTATTACATTCCTGCGACGTACCGTGGTGCTAACAACTTCATTTTTACTAACGACGGTAGCCCTATTAACCCTAGCTTATTAATAGTAAAGCATCCGATGCCTGAAAAGAAGAAGACTATCTTTGATGGCATGCCCGATTCAATGCGCAATGCTGTGATGCAGTATCGTGCTAATAGTTTAACAAATACTAATTACTCTTGGTCGTCATACTCTGACTGTCCATTTGTATCACGACGGATGATTGCTGAATACAATGCAATCTCTCAGGCTGGTTGGTATGCAAAGATGTATTCCTTTATGGTTTCTGTTGCAGGTAACGCAGTCAATAAGAAGTATCCTATTAGTGTACCAGAAGTTGTACATCTATGTAAGGAACTTGATCAAGATACCGGTGGCTGGTATAAAAGCCGTGCGTTTGACACTGAGGCTGAACGTGCAATCTCATATGTAATGGAGAATAGATTATGACTAAAGTATACGATGATTTCTTTGTAGGCGGACACTGGGTCGCAAAGACAGAAGTACTTGAAAGACTAGAAGATACTGGTATTATTGATGGCGTAATGTCAAATCCTAACCAGCGCAAAAACCGAGACCGTGCACAGGTAACACAAGATTGCACACGTGGACTTGCGTGTGAGGTAGGTATTGCTGCCATGGTTAAAGGTGAACTAAACCCGCAACAATTTGATATGACGAATCGTGAAACATACGGTTGGGATATCAAGTGTGGTATCACTGGCAATAAGCTAGAAGTTAAAAACCACCAGCATGTTTATTGGTCTTATTACGCCAAGAATATCCAGACTCTTGCTAAGAATATAGCAGAAAATATATTTGATTATATTGTTACTGCTAAAATGATAGACGATAATGATGGGTATGTAATCTATCCTCGTCTTGTGATTCAACCTAATAGCTTTAGCATGCATGGTCGTGAACGATCTAAATTCGCAAACAAGTTGTATTATAACCATCACTTCGCAAAGGCACGTAATCATTGCACTGAGTATAATAGTGAAATTATTAGTGTACAACACGCGTTAAATGTGTTATAATGGTCTCATATAATAAACTAGGAATTAAACATGAAATATGATACTAACAAAGCTCCTTTAGCTCTTGTTCCTATTGACGCTATCAACCAAGTAGCAGAAGTACTTGGCTTTGGTGCTAACAAATATGGTCCTAATAACTGGCGTGATGATGGCGGTTCCACTGAGTGGTCTCGTACATACTCGTCTATTCAACGTCACTTAAATGCATTCTGGGGTGGTGAAGATCTAGATCCTGAGTCTGGTCTAAGCCATCTTGCACATGCAAATACTCAGCTTATGATTCTTATGCAGCATATTGCAGATGGCCATCTCAACATGGATGACCGATGGAAAGCAGGAGATAAGCAATGAGTGCGCATGGTTCAAACACAGTAAAAGACATTCGTCAATTCTTTATTGATGAACTAAACGATGAAGCATTTACTATTGATAAGACTGGTCAAAAGACTATCGAATTGACAGGTGCATCTTTCATTGCAGATCAACCATCAATCTTCGGTAAGCCAAGCCTACCTTACATTGAGAAAGAACTGGAATGGTACGCATCTCAGTCTACTAACATCAATGACATATATGGTCCTGATCGTGTTGCTCCTGAAGCATGGAAGTATGCATCAGATAAACATGGCAATATCAATAGTAACTATGGCAAGCTTATTTACTCAGAAGAGTATTACAATCAGTTTCATTCTGCTTTGATGGAGCTTGATGCTAATCCTGATAGTCGTCGTGCCTCTATGATTTATACTCGTCCATCTATATGGACAGAATATAACAAAGGTGGTATGTCTGATTTCATATGTACAAACAGTGTTACTTACTATATACGTAACGATATGATGTTTGCTGTTGTTCAAATGCGTTCTAATGATGTGGTCTTTGGCTATAAGAATGACTTTGCATGGCAGACCCACGTACTTCAGAAAATGTGCTGGGAGTATAACAAATTAAACTTAACCTATGAAGATCCTGTAGGACCTGGCCCTATAACATGGCAGGTCCAAAATCTTCACGTATATGAGAGGCACTTTAACCTTGTCAAATAAACCTAAATGGATTAATAGGTACCTTAACCTAGCTAGTCATATTGCTGACTGGTCTAAGGATCCTTCAAGTAAAATTGGTGCTGTTGCTATTGGTACGAAAGGTCAAATACTTTCGCAAGGATACAACGGCTTCCCACGTGGGGTAAATGACTCACCTGCAAACTATAACGATCGTGACCTAAAACTTAAGTTAGTAGTTCACGCTGAAATGAATGTGATTTACAATGCTTCTTACAATGGAGTATCCCTTGATGGATCTACTCTCTTTGTTTATGGCTTACCTACTTGCTCCGATTGCGCTAAAGGCATTGTTCAAGTAGGAATTAAAAGAGTTATAATGCCTATTAAGTGTAAAGTAGATATAGCTGAAAAGTGGCAAGAATCGTGGAAATTGACTAAACGAATCTTTGATGAGGCAGGAGTCGAGTATGCGTTCTATAATAACGAATCCGATATCTAATATACCTGTTAACCCAAAGTCTCACACTCATGGTTGGACTATGTTATGGCAGGATCATTTAGGTTCTACTATAGATCACAAATGTACACCTAAAATCAGAACGTTTGATAAAGTGTACATTGATCATGGCGCAAACTTTGGTGGTACATTAAACCTTTTTGGCGGAGCAGCTAAAGAGGTTTTTGATCGTATCAACCTAGTTGCTTCATGTCCAGATCTTGTTTCATTGGATCATGATATGCCTGACTATGGTGCCATGCTAAAGAAACGCATTGGTGCTAATACAACATACGAAGGTATTACAGAAGAATGGTGTGATGCAGTAAGCAATAGATTCAGTACTGTTTCTAGTTTAAAGCAAGAGGATCTACAACGTGATAGTTTCACTGTAGGTGACTCTCACACTATAGCGTTTAGTGATAAGAATGATATCACTTTACGTAACGACGGCAAGACGCTACACGGTGCGTTAAAGCAAGGTTTACGAACTATGTTCAGAGGTGCAAGACCGAAAGGTAAAATCACCTTTGCATTTGGTTCTATTGACATTCGTCATCACCTTCTACGACATACTGATTTTGTCCTTGAGAATCTCATTCGAGAGTACATTACACAAGGTACTTCGTTAGAAGCTACGAATGATTGTGATGTGTACTATGCAACTCCTGTCCCTGTGGAGTATGAAGAAAGACGTATACCTAAGACTGGATACTATAAGAAAACACCTTTTCATGGTACATGGCAAGATCGTCACGACCTGACTAATCGATTCATTGATGAATTAGATAAACAGTCAGGTGGTAAGATCGTCATGCCACCTGCGGATTGGTATACTATGGATCCTGAGCTATACGCAAAAACATACATGGAGCATGGATCTTCTTTCCATATTGCTCCGCCATTTTATCGTCGTAATGATTGGGGAGTAACAGGACTTGGCACATAATAATCATATAATAGATGGAGTAAATAAAGATGTTGGACCCTTATATACTGTTGAATCAGCTAGAGAATTATTCCTTGCTTTGGCTGGGGATTGGGAAGATCCTAATCCTGTCCCTCGCATTACCAGTCATGATGGCGTTCGGGTTGTCCGTGACGATGACTTGGTTGGAAGTAAAGTTCGCGGGGGTGATTGTCTCATATCCTCGCTCCCTGATCATATTGATACCATTGTTTACGTGCAACCTCGTACTGGTCTTGCTGGCGTATCTCTTCTTGATGTAGCAAAACGGCATGGTAAGAAGGTTAAATTATTCATGCCTTCTTCCAAGCGTATCTCTACACATCAAGCTTGCTGTATAGAACGTGGATGTGAATACGAGTTTCATCGTATTGCTGCAATGCCTAATCTAAACTTACTTGCAAAGAAGTGGGCTGATGAAAGACCAAATGCATTCTTTGTTCCTTTAGGACTTAAGCATGAGTTGGTCACAGCCGGTTTCGTAAAGGTTGCATCAAAGATTAAAGAGCCTGATGAAGTATATCTTGCCACGTCCACGGGCGTACTCTCACGTGCACTTCAGATTGCATGGCCAAATGCTAAGTTTACTTCAGTATGTGTGTCACGTAACATGAAAGCTGGAGAGCTTGGTATTGCCAAACCTATATCAGAACCACTTGCATTTCAGGCAGCACAGAAAACAGATCTTCCACCGTTCCCTAATATTGCAACATATGATGGTAAGGCATGGAAGTATATACCTAAGAATAGCGATAAAGATATTTTATTCTGGAACGTGGGCGGTGAGCCTATACTAGAAGATGATACTATATACGAACGAATTGATTCATACAGAGATTGGGCCAAGAATGAAAAACCGCTGGTTGAATGAAGAAGCGCTAGACGTATTCTCAGAGTATTATTATCCTCGTGCCAAATGGCTGCAGAATAATGTAAACTGGGGACACTCTGATTATATGTCAGATGAGGCAAACCAAGTAGTTAATGATCCGCTGATGCAGACCATTGACATTTACGATTGTTTCACGCGTAACGCTGCAGGGTTTTCTAATGTTCCTCAAGATCTGTGGTTCGGTTCTAAATCACCTAAACATAGATGGCATAATGAAGAACGTCGTGCACTCAATAAGAGTAATGACAATATAAAATGGGACTTGAAAACCTGGTTATATGTATTCCTGTGCCATCGGATTATGGGTTCAGGTGCATCTTTCGAGAGCGATCATGGATACCGTAACAATGCAGTACAGTACTGGGGAAAGTTTAAAACCATTCAAGAGATGGCAGATAACCTTGTGATGTTTAAAGCACAGGGTAAAGCTCTGTTTACCTCTATTGGTAACCAACCACCAGCACCAAAAAAAGGTGTCTCAAATGTTGATTTCATGGCACTTGAATTACCTGAATTGATAAATAAATTTACGGCCTGGTTAATAAAGGAAACCCGCGGCCATAAAGACATAGTTGATTTTCTTAATGATTATAACAAAGAAGTAGGCCATCGAAAGTTTAATTTCGTATACGCTGCTTTCTCTATGGATTGCTCTGATTACTTTCCCCAATACGTTGACGTTGACAGTCATACCTACTTAGGCAACAATGCAGTTCGCTGTATGAAACGTTTGTCCTCGGGATGGAAGCCTGACGAGTTTATGAATCTACTGGTTGAACGAACCGGTGGAAGAGCTAAAGATTTAGAAGATGTGATGTGTGATTTTGTTCGATTCGGTCAAAACTATGTACCACGTGGTAATGGTACGTTCGACCATGTTCCAGCTGATTTAATGAATAGATCTGGTTGGGATTCTGAATGGGAACAAAGGCAGGGCAAACCGCCAATTAAAGGTGTACAACTTGATCAATTCATGTTATAATATACCTAATGATAACTTGATAGGAGTAAATATATGTCCGTAATGGATAGACTAAAAAAGAATTCTAAGGTTAAAGGTACTGATGTACTTTCTAAATCTAAGCTTTTCAAAAACAGAGACGTAGCATCTACGCCAGTGCCGATGATTAATGTCGCATTGTCTGGATCAGTTGACGGCGGTTTAGCGGGTGGCTTGACAGTCCTTGCTGGTCCATCGAAACACTTTAAGACATCGTTTGCATTACTCATTGCTGCGTCATATCTTAATAAACATCCTGATGCAATTATGTTATTCTATGACTCAGAGTTTGGTTCACCTCAAACATACTTTGAATCGTTTGGCATTGATACATCACGTGTCTTGCATACGCCTATCACAGACGTAGAAAAGCTAAAGTTTGATGTGGTATCGCAGTTAGAATCAATCGAAGATAACGACAAAGTTATCATTGTAATCGATTCTATTGGT